CGTGGTCATCAACAAGGCCGATCTCGCGATCACCTTCCACAACGAGGCCACGATCCGGCTCTACTCTGGAGAAGCCTACGAGCGCCTTCGCGGAATCTATCTCGATGGGGTCGTGATGGACGAGGCCGCCGACCTCGACCCAGCGGCATGGGACAATGTCATCCGGCCCACACTCACCGACTACCAAGGCTGGGCGACATGGGTGGGAACGCCGAAGGGGCGAAACATTTTCTGGAAAATGTGGAACCGGGCGTGTGCTGACAACGATTGGTTCACACTCCAACTCAAGGCGAGCGAGAGCCACATCATCCCCGAGGAGGAACTCGCGGACATCCGGCGTGGGACCACAGAAAATGCCTACCAACAGGAATACGAGTGCAGCTTCAACATCGGTCGCCCGGGCGCGATCTATGTTCGCAGTCTGGAAAAGGCCCGCGCCGAGAAGCGGGTCACCAACGATGTGCTGTGGTTCAAAGAGCTTCCCGTCTACACCTCATGGGATGTGGGCGCTCCGCTCAACCAAAAGGTCTGGGTGTGGCAGATGGTGGGCGACCGCATCAATTACCTAGAATCCCTTTCCGGGTCCGATGAATGCAAGACCCCTGCGGATTGGGCGGCAAGGCTCAAGGAGCGCCAATACGGCTACGGGGGGCATTACATCCCGCATGACGCCGCAGCGGAGGTCGGTGGACTCTGGCAGGAGGCACTGGGCCGCAGCGGACTGACCGGCGTGGTGCCGGTGCCACGGCAGATTTCGGTATGGGATGGCATCAATCTCGCCAACGATGCGTTCCCTCGCATTCACATCAACGAGGCCGGTTGCGCGGATGGCATCGAGGCGCTCGACGCCTACCACAGCAAAGAAGAGCGCGATGGCGTCACGATCAAAGATGTGCCGGTGCATGATTGGAGCAGTCACTTCTGCGATGCATTCAGCCTCTCGCACCAAGCTATCAAGCGAGGCATGGTCATCGACCGCAGCGCGATCCCGCGCAAGGCCGAGCGCCACGAAGCAACCCGAGTCATGGCAGGATTCCGAGGCGGTGGATTCGGAAAGGTGCGGCGGTGATTCCCCTCTGATTTGTAACTTATCTGGAGGGATGCAATGAAACGCGAACTCGAACTTCAAATTCTCGACCTCTACCGGCGCTACCCGCAAGCGCGATCCTTCGCCGAGGAGGTGGAATTGACCGCTTGGAATGGCGTGGTCATCAACACCGAGGACTTCTTCATGCTGGCCCGCCCGGTGGACATTCACGACCCCGAGGAACGGTGGCGCGATGCCGCCCACACATACTACAGGTTGTGTCAGAACTGCTGGCTGATCACTATATATAGTGGTATCAGTCAAAATAACCCTTGCAACTTCGCTCCGTATCGTCTCCCATTCATCGCATGGAGTCGGCGAGACCGCCCGCTCCGAGTTTACGAAACCCAAAAACTCCAAAAGCGATGCGACTTACTGACCACGAAATCAACCCTATCCTCTCACCCTGCCTAGCGTGGTTCGGAGGAGGAAGCAAAGGACCAAGCAAGGCCGAAAAAGAGCAGGCGGCTAAAGATCGAGAAGATATGCTGGCGCGAGCCGCAGAAGATAAAAAAATTCGTGACGAGCAAATCGCCGAGGCAAAAAGACAAGCCGACGAGCAACGAAAAGATCGCGAAAGCATGACCATGCAAATGGCTGCTAACGCCCCTGCTCCGGGGGCGCAGGTTGACCCCGGCTCACCGCAGGATGACATAGAAAAAGAAATCTTGAGGCGCAAGGGCATGAAGAAATCCATTCTCGCCGGGGAATCCTCGCAGGCTCCCGTGACGACCGGCTACTCAACGCTGGGTTGATTCAGTTTTGACTGATACCAAATGACCGGAAAAAATCCCGAACTCGCCGACAAGGTTTTGCAGCGCCATGCGGAACTAGTGCATCAGCGGGCGACATGGGAATCGCTTTGGGAGGACATCGCGAAATTCGTCATGCCCCGGAAAACGACGATGTTCACGCAGACGACCTCGCCATCCACCGAGGACGAGGCGCAACTCTTCGACGCCACCGCCGTCCGGGCAAACATGATTCTGGCCAATGGCCAACTCTCATGGATGACGCCGCTCGAAAGCCGGTGGTTCAGTCTGGAACCGCCGAAGGCGATGGAGAGCGAGGACGAGATCGAGCAATGGTTCAAGCGTTGCACCGAGGTGATGCAGGCCGAACTCAGCCGGTCGAATTTCTACACCGAGATTCACGAACTCTATCTCGACCGGGGAGCCTTCGGCACGGCGGCAATCTTGGTTGAAGGCGGGAAGAACAATTCCCTCAACTTCACCAAGCTCGATCTGGGATCGTTCGCGATCTCCGAGGACGACGAAGGCTATGTGGATACGCTCTCTCGCGAGTATGAGATGACGGCACGGCAGGCCGCGCTCAAGTTCGGCATCGAGAACCTCACCGACTCGATGAAGAAGGAACTGGAGAAGCCCAACTCCAACCGCAAATTTTCATGTGTCCATTTGATCGCTCCCCGTGGTCCGGGTGAGATCGAGCAAGGCAAGCGCGATGGCGCAAACAAACCCTACGCCTCGGTCTATGTGGACAAGGCATCCAAGCATGTCTTCCTGTCCTCCGGGTTCGACGAGCAACCGTTCTTCGTTACTCGCTACCTCAAGTGGAAGAACTCCGAATGCTACGGCTACTCGCCATCGTGGACCGCTCTCCCAGAGTGCAAGCAACTCAACTTCCTCGAAAAGCAACTCGACTCCCTCGCTGAGATTCATGCGTTCCCTCGCATTCTGATCCCTGCTGGATTCGATGGCGACATCGATCTCCGCGCCGGTGGCGTGACCTATTTCGATCCGAACAACCCCAACGCCACGCCACGGGAATGGGGAACCAATGGGCGCTACGACATCGGCGTCGAGCGGGCCGAGCAGAAACGCAAAGCGATCAACGAAGCCTTCCATGTGGACTTGTTCCAAATGTTCGCGCAGTTGCAAAAACAGATGACCGCCCGCGAAGTCGCCGAGCGAGCGAGTGAGAAGCTCATCCAATTTTCCCCGACCTTTGCTCGCCTCACCACGGAGCTATTCAATCCGCTCCTTCGCCGGGTCTTTGCGATCCTCGCCCGCGCTGGCAAGTTCCCTCCCCCACCCCAGCAACTCACGATGGTCGGTTACATCCCCGAACCGGATGTCGCCTACAACTCCCGAATCGCCCTCGCGATCAAGTCTCTCGAAAACGCTGCCTTCATCCGCACCAGCGAGATGCTTCTGCCCTATGTGCAGATCAAACCCGACATGCTCGACAACTTTGATTTCGATGAAATCTGCCGCGACATGGCCCGCAACGATGGTCTCCCAGCCCGGTGGCTCATGGAGGAGGAAATGGTGGCGCAGCAACGAGCCGCCCGCGCCCAAGCTCAACAGCAGGCCATGCAGGCGCAGCAGATGGAGCAGGCCGCAAGCGCCCTTGGAAAAGCTGGCAGCGTCAAACAGGATTCCGCTCTCGCCGGGATGCTCCCCGGCATGATGGGACAAGCGTGATGGCTCCCGAGGACAAAGCCGCCGCGCTTCGCCGCGAGCGTGAGCGCCAGAAAACGACCAACGCCTACCACCGTGTGTTCAGCACCAAGGAAGGCCAAGCGGTCATCGCCGACCTCAAGGCGCAGTTCGCCACCGAAAGCCAAGTCTTCCTGCCTGGTTACGATTTCAACCCTGTGGTCGCCGCCCTTCGCGATGGCCAGCGCGGTGTCGTCCTTCACATCGAATCGGTCCTCCGCAGGCCGGTCATCGCGGACGGCGACATCGAGACTCCCAAACGCAAAGTGAAAAAATGAGCAAGAAATCCAAACAAGACGACATCCCGCCACGCCCCGAAATGGACCCCATGCTCGGCGACAAGACCATCGCACTCGTCGAGTGGCTGCGCGACTACGCGCCCGAGGAATTTCAGAAAGCCTACGCAGGTCGCTCGACCCATCTCGGTTACCACCCCGTCGAAAACTGACGCGCTGTTTTGACTGATACCATTTATGGAAGACACCATCGATACCTCCTCCGAGCAGAGTCTGCTCGACACAGGAGCCGACAGCACCAACACCGCAGCGCCCGCCGCTTCGGAGACGACCACCACCACCACGCAACCCTCAACTCCCTCGACCGGCTGGGTGAATCCAGACGGCACCTTCGGAGAAGGATGGACTAACAACCTCCCAGAGGATTCCGCCGCCTACAAGGACACGCTCGCGAAATACAAGAGCGTTCCCGATATGGCCAAGGCGCTCGCGAATGCGAATGCGCTGATCGGGAAAAAGCTCGGCGTTCCCAACGAGAAATCCTCGCCCGAGGAAGTCTCCGCCTTCCGCCGTGCGATGGGAGTTCCCGAGTCGTTGGAGGAATACAAGTTCGCTCCCGAGGCACTCCCCGAAGGCATGACATGGAGCGACGACATGGCGAAGCCCTATGCCGAGATCGCCCACAAGCACGGCATCCCACCCTCGGCCATGAAGGAACTCGTCACGCAACACGCGAAGACCGAGATGTTCAAGCTGGAGGCGATCCAAGCGACCTACGAGAAGCAACGCACCGAGGCCGTGGCGACCCTGCAAAAAGAATGGGGAAATGATTTCGGAAAAAACATCGGACTCGCCAAGCAGGCCGCGAAGATCGCCGGGGTCGATGCGAACTCGCATGGGTTCAGTGATCCCGAGGTCGTGCGTGGATTCGTTCGCATGGCGCAAATGATGAGCGAAGACAAGGTCGGTCGCTCGATGGGCGGCACGGAGTTTATGACCGGCTCGGCCCGCGCCAAAGACATCATGTCGAACCCCGACAACACTTGGCACAAGCGATACATGGAAGGCGACCGCGAAGCCGCCGCGCTCGTCACCTCCTTGCTCAAGCAGGGATGAATTTCCGCAGGGTGGAGAAATGGTATCTCACCAGATTCATAATCTGGAATTCCGAGTTCGACTCTCGGCCCTGCTAATTTTTGACTGATACCACGGAGTGTGCTACACACTCCTTCGTCAGAGCAGACACCTCCTCGTTGAGCCTGCTCCCTAATACCCGCCGCCGCTGACCCCTCACGGGACACTCGGAAAAGCGAAGGGAGCAGAAAAACCATCAGTTTCGACTGATACCAACTCAACCCAAT